CGCCGTAGAAATCCCCCACGATTGGAACCCGCGCCCGCATCAAGTAGCTCTCTGGTGTCACATGACGCGCGGAGGAGCTCGAGGGAAACGGGCGGCGGCGGTATGGCATCGGCGGGCCGGCAAGGACGACACGGCGATGAACCTGATCTGTGCCGAATCGTTCAACCGCGTCGGTACCTACTGGCACATGCTCCCGGCCGCGACTCAGGCCCGCAAGGTCGTATGGGATTCCATCAACATCCGAGGCCAGCGCCGCATCGATCAGGCGTTCCCGCTGTCCATCCGCAAGGGGCAGGCCAACTCGACCGAGATGAAGATCCCGCTCATCAACGGCTCGATCTATCAGTGTGTGGGGTCGGATCACTTCGAGAGCCTACTCGGCGCGAACCCTGTCGGCGTCGTGTTCTCCGAGTGGCAGCGCGCGAACCCGTCGGCCTGGGATTACATCCGGCCGATACTCAGGGAGAACGGCGGGTGGGCGCTTTGGATTTATACCCCGTTCGGTCGCAACCACGGAAAGACTACCTACGACACGTTCACCAGGCTCGCCAAGACCAACCCGCGATACTTCGCCGAGCTCCTGGGTGTCGCCCAAACCGGCCTATTGACCGAGAAAGATCTCGACGAGGAGCGCGACGAGAATATGTCGGAGGCGATGATCCAGCAGGAGTATTACTGCTCGTTCACCGCGCCGACCGAGGGCAGCTACTACGCGAAGGAGCTCGCTAAGATTGAAGCCGCCGGCCACATCGGCAGCTTTCCCCATGACGAGGCTCTCCCGGTGCATACGGCCTGGGACATTGGCTACGGTGACTCGACTGCGATCTGGTTCTTCCAGCTCCAGCCCTGGTCGAATGCGGTGCATTTCATCGACTACTATCAGGCCGAGGGCGAAGGATTGGCCCACTACGCGCGGGTGATTCAGAAACGCGCGCTAGAAAAGGACTATCTTTACGGGGAGCACATTGCGCCCCACGACATCGAGAGCGGCGAGTGGACGGTAGGAGAATCCAAGAAGGTCCGTGCCAAGAAGTTCGGCATCAAGTTTGTCGTCAATCCCCGCGTACAGCACAAGGACGAGACAATCGAGGCGGGGCGCGTGGCGCTCCCGGTGTGCCGGTTCCACAAGGCGACTTGCCAGACCGGTCTCGATGCCTTATGGACCTACCACAAGAAATACCTCGAGAAGCTACGAACATGGAGCGATGAGCCCGAACACGATTGGGCGAGCGACGGCGCCGATTCTTTCGGCGAAGCCGCCAAGCGCATCAACTGGCTGCGGCGCCGGATTGGCCGCAAGAAAAGAGCCGGCGTCCCTGCCGCCGGCGACTGGATGGGAAGTTAGTCATGCCTGACAAGTCCGAAGTCGTTATTCAAGAATCCGCCGCCCACTTCCAACCGCTCACCGAGGGCGAGTCAGAGCTCACCAGCGAGGCCCGTCACCGCCTCGATGTAGGGCTCGACGGGATGCGACACAATCTCTACGAGTACCGCGAGGACGTGCGCTTTCTTGACGGCGAGGGCCAGTGGACCGAGGAGGCGAAGTCGCTTCGAGGCACCGACCGGCCGATGCTCACGATCAACAAGCTCCCCGCGTTCGTCGACCAGGCGGTAGGCGAGAGCCGGCAGAACCGCATCGCTATCAACATCACGGCTACATCGAACGTCGGCGATGACAAGATGACCACGCGCGCCGGAAAACAGATGAGCCGCGCCGATGCTATGGAGGCGATGGTTCGGGACATCGAGCAGCAATCCAACGCCCAAGACGCCTACGACACCGCCCTCGAGACGGTTTACGCCGGCGGGCTCGGGTATTGGATTGTCCGAACGGACTACGTGTCCGACGATATGTTCGAGCAGCAAATCGACATTGAGCGACTCATCGACCCGACCCTCGTAGTGCCTGACCCGACAGCGAAGAAGGCCGATCGTTCCGATATGAACTGGTGCTTCGTGCTCGACTGGATGGAGCGCAAGGAGTTCGATTTGCGCCATCCGGGTAAATTCCCCGCGGGCGACTTGAATACCGAGTTCCTCGCTCCCTGGCGGCAATGGTTCCGGCAAACCGATGACCACGTAGCGGTGGCCGAGTATTTCCGGCGCATCCCGATGAAGCGCACCCTCGTACAGCTTTCGAACGGCGCCGTCATCGACCAGGGCGAACACGACATGGTGATGGACGAGATTCTGGAAAGTGGCCTAACCATCGAAAAGACCCGCGAGGTGCGCTCCCACAAGACCGAGTGGTATCGCGTCGGCGGCACTCGCATTCTTGAAGGCCCCGTTGAGTTCCCGTCGCGGTGGATTCCGGTGGTGATGGTGACGGGCAAGGAGCTCGCCGTCACTGGTCGCGTCAAGATGCGCGGCATCGTGCGTCACGCCAAAGACGCGCAGCGCGCCTACAACTATTGGCGAACCGCCAGCACGGAGCTCGCCGCTCTCCAGCCCAAGGCCCCCTACATCGCAGCCGCCGAACAGGTCGAGGACCACCTGACCGAGTGGAGTGACGCGAACAAGAAGAACACGTCCGTTTTGCTCTACAACGCCGTCCCAGGTCTCAACCCGCCGGCGCGTGACAGGCCCCCGGAGCTCTCGCCGGCATTCATTCAGGAGACCATCGCGGCCGATAACGACATCAAGGCCACGGTCGCGCAGTTTGGCGCCTCGATTGGCGACCCTGACACGTCGAAGCAATCCGGCATCGCCATCGCGCAGCTTCAACAGACGACCAACACCAACACCTTCACGTACACCGACAACCTCGCGCGTGGCATCCGCCACACCGGGCGCATCCTGATCGACATGATCCCGCGTATCTACGACACGCAGCGCATCGTGCGCCTGCTTCACGAAGATGAAAGCGAGGACTTTCTTGAACTATTCGCGCCCGTTATCGACGCAGAGACCGGTGAGGAGACGTTGATAAACGATCTGCGAGGTGGACGCTTCGGCATCAACGTCAAGGTCGGACCGTCGTTTTCGAGTCAACGTATGGCGGCAGTCGCCGGCGTGCTCGCGTATCTCGAACGTGACCCCGACGCGGCGCCGCTGGTGCGCGATCTCGTGGCCGGCAACCTGGACTTCCCAGGCGCTAAGATGATGGCCGAACGGTTGCGCCGCACCATTCCAGAGGAGCTCCTCGAGGGCGAGCGCGGGGATGAAGGCGAAGCGCGCCCACCCTCGCCAGAGCAGAAGGTCGCGGCGGTGGAGGCGGAGGCCAAACTCGCCGAGGCGGAGGCAAAGGTCGGAACGGCCGAAGCCAAGGAGACCCAGGAGAAGATCAAATTGATGGAGCTCATGCGTGAGCAAGGTCTCAACCGCGAGTCCCTGGTGCAACTGATCGAGGCCACGGTGCAGGAATTGATTGCGGAGCAAACGGGCGATCAGGAGCTCCAGACACCACCCGATCAACTGGCTCCCGGCAGCGTCCCGCAATAGTGCCGGCGTGGCATTCGCCTGACACTGGACTAGAATCGCAGCGAGGAGTTAAAAAGTGCCCACTGAACCAACGCCAACGCCTGACACTGAGACCAAGCCACCGGCACCCACACGCAGCGCCATCGAGGTTTCGACTGACGAGGATGAGCAGCTTGTGGCGGCGGCCGAGGCCAAGCTTGGACACGCTTCGCGTTCGCATGTAGTAACGGAGGAACCGTCACTACAGGTCGACGCGGCGAAACCAGGCAAGGCAAAGCCGCCCGCCGACGCGAGCAAGGCCGAGGCGGGTGATGGTGATGGTGATGCCGAGGATGATGAGCCGACTACCGCATCGGCCGATGCGGGCGACTCGGACGATGACACGGCTGGCGAGGCAGGAACAGGTGGCGAGGCCGGTGAGGGCGACAAGCCCAAGAGCCGGCGAGCGCGAAAAACCGCACGGCTACAGAAGGATCTAGCCGAGGCGCGTGAACGCATCGCCACACTGGAACGCCAAGCCCAGGAGGCCACAAAGGAACCCCAAGCTGAACCGGAGGCCGACGATTTCGCGTCGTGGGAGGAGTACGCGGAAGCGAAGGCCGACTACCTGGCCGAGCAGAAACTCGCCGAGCAGTCGCCCCCCACGGGCGGCGCCGGCGATCAGGGCCGGCCACTTATTCCGCAAAGTTGGGGGGACACTATCGACAAGTACGCCGACTACGATGATGTTGCGTTCAACGCCAAGCTCCAGGTGAGCGCGGCGATGGTGAACCAGCTCATCGACATGAACGAAGAAGGCGCCGAGACCCTCTACTATCTCGGCAAACATCCGGATCAAGCGAAGCGCATCGCAAGCGTGACGGGAGAGATCGCCGTAGCTCGAGAGCTCGCCAAGATTGCCGTGCTGGCAAACGAGGCAGGCAAGTCGACAGGTAACGGCGCCCAACCCCCCACGACAGAGGCGGCGAACGTGGCACCGACAGTCTCGAACGCCCCTCGACCCATCACGCCCACTGAGGGCGGTGGAGCTCAAGGCCGCGCCGTTGACCTCGAGAACGCAAGTCCCGAGGAATATCGACGTATCCGCCGTGAGCAGATGGCAGCGAGAGGGTAGTTCCATGAACAGCGGAGCACTTTCTCATGGCAAATGCGCTTATCACTCCGACGATCATCGCCCAGGAGGCGCTTTTTCAGTTGGAGAACAATCTTCAAATGGCGAACCAGGTCCATCGTGAATACCGCGAGGAGTTCGTCAAAGTAGGGCAGACGGTCAACATCCGTAAGCCCGTCAAGTTCGTAACCTCGGACGGCGCTGCAATCTCTAAGCAGGACGTTGAGGAAGCGAACACCACCATCACCGTGTCGTCTCAGAAGCACGTCGCTTGGGAGTTCTCAAGCGTTGACCTGACGATGACCATCGAGGAGTACAGCGAGCGGTACATCACGCCCGCCATGATTACCCTCGCGCAGACGGTCGACTCGGCGGGTCTCGCCCTGTACGACCAGCTGTGGAGCTCGGTGAGTATCGGCTCGTTCGCAAAGCCCGACACCTATGCGGAGTTTGCCAATCTCGGCATTCGTATGGATGAAATGGCGATCCCGCCATCGGGAGCGAACAACCGTGACCGGCGTCGGATGATCGGCAAGTCCAATATGACCCACTCACTGGCTGGCGGGCAGGCCGCTCTCCAGAACCAGGGATTGGTTCGTGAGGCATGGCAGCGTGGCCGTACCGGGATTGTCGACGACATCGACATCTACATGGATCAGAACGTCAAGACGCACACGGTCGGCGTAGCCACCGGCACGCCACTCGTCGACGGGGCCGATCAGGACACGACTTACGCCCTATCCAAGACCACCAACAGTCAGTCGCTCGTAACGAACGGCTGGACGAACAGCATCACCGGCATTCTGCTCGCCGGCGATGTCATCAC